TGGCAAGATACAGGAACAGCAGATATTCGTTTGACTGTAACTGCTTCAGCAGCAACAAATGCGGGTTTGGTTCGTTTTACTATCTTATACGCTCAAAACAATAACTTAGCGTAATAGGAGGCTAGTATGGCAGGTCCAGTAAAGGCATTTAATCATGCACAAGGGGCAAGTGCTGCTGTTGTTGGCCCATCTCGTTCGCGTATTCGTCAAATTGTTATATTTGCAGACGCAGCAGGAGCATTTACGATTAAAGACGGAAGTGCTTCAGGTGAAACACTAATTACACAAACATTTCCGACAGGTTTGCATCATTTAAACATTCCAGATGATGGAATAATTGCTACAAATGGTGCGTTTGTTAGTGCTTTCACGGGATCGAGTAATCAACTGACGCTATTTTTGTCTTAAAGGTGTAATATGGCTCGTAAAAGAGACAAAATGCCTGCAAGAAACAAAAAGAATTTCCGCCCCACAAAAAAAGGGGCGGGAATGACTAAAGCTGGTGTGAAAGAATATAGACGTAAAAACCCCGGCTCTAAATTAAAAACTGCTGTAACTGGTAAAGTTAAAAAGGGCAGTGCGGCTGCTAAAAGACGTAAATCTTATTGCGCACGTTCAGCAGGTCAAATGAAAAAGTTTCCAAAAGCAGCTAAAAATCCTAACAGTCGCTTGCGGCAAGCTCGTAAACGTTGGAAATGTTAATGGCAATAGGTCGTAGTCAAATGAGAAAACAAGTTTCAAAACCGCCTCAAAAGAAAAATGGTCTTCCAAGGGGCTTAACGTATTTTAAAAAAGGTGGTGCTGCTTCAAAAAAATCAAAAGGCAGCAAAATATGCCCTTCTGGAAAAGCATGGGCTAAAAGAACTTTTGATACATATCCAAGTGCATATGCAAACATGGCGGCTTCTAAATACTGTAAAGACCCTAACTACGCCAAAGGCGCTAAAGGAAAGAAGAAAAAGAAATGATGAATAAAAAGAAAAAAGCTGCTGTAAAAAAAGTTATTAAAGGTCTTAAAAAGGCTTCTCGTTTACATGCTGGACAAGCAAAAAGTCTCAAAAAGGTTATTAAACCTACTAAAAGAAAAAAGAAAAAATAAATGGGTGCGCTTAAAGACTGGGTAAAACAAGATTGGGTTCGCATCGGTACTGATGGGAAGATAAAAGGTAAGTGTGGTACTTCTAAAGATAAGAAGAACCCTGACCGATGTTTGCCTCGTAAAAAAGCTCAAAGTCTTTCTAAATCAGAAAGAGCTAAGACTGCTCGTAAGAAAAAAGCAGCAGGATCGAAAGGTAAAACTGTTGTTTCTAATACTAAAAAAGCAAAAGTTCGTAATCTTAATTTAGGAGGTGCTGTGGAAACAAAGTCTAAACGCAAGTTTAATGGCAAGAAAATACCCGGCACTGCTATTGCAAGGGGTTGTGGCAAAGTAATGTCAAACAGAAGAAAGCGCACAAAAGGCGCTGTAACTCAGTCATAAGGAGGTAATCATGGCTATGAAGAAAAAGGGTTATCGCTCTGGCGGTAAAGTAAAAAGAATGTCCAAAGGTGGCGCTGCTGGTGGTAAAGTAAGAAGAATGTCGAAAGGCGGTGCTGCTGGCGGTAAAAAAGTAAGAATGATGAAAAAAGGCGGGGCTACTGGCGGTAAGAAAATGACCGTTGCACAACTTCGTGCTGCTGCTAAAAAAATGGGATATAAAGTAACTAAAGCATAATGTCTTATTTATACAGCAACATTCCTTATTTTAAGGCATGGGTTCGCCGTGAATACACTCACAATCATGAAGAGTATCACGGCGAATTTCTTCATGCTATGGTTATCGGTGTTACGTCTATGCCAAATAGATGTTTAAGTTTTCAAGTTATGTTTACTGGAAACGAAGCCGAGGGAGAGGAAGAGGATACAGTACATGGCGGTGCGATGTGGGCTAGAATGCCTATAACCGCTTTGGTAGCTGATATGCCTTTAGAAGAATGGCCTGAACCAATGAATACATATGACGCTCAACCGTGGGATTGCTCATCATATCATCATGCAGTTTATGTGATGGATAGAGCCACACCTTGCCCTTGGTTAGCGAAGATAGACAGTGATTTTTTTCCTGCAAAATACTTATTTACAGTAGATTATGCTGAGTCAGAAATAGCTGATGATCCTGCGCAACACAAACAAAGCCATGTTTTACAGCTTTTAGATGCAGGTGAGTGGACTGGTAATATTGTTGCGCTGCCTAATAATCGTGTGCGCGTAACGCACCCTGCATGGTTTGAAACTGGTGAGGGAGCGCCACATTTTAAGCCATCCCAACATATACACTATTCAAAAAGTGATTTAGACTATACACTAGATGTAAATAGAATATTTGATAACCTTTATAACGAGGAAGAATAATGACGGTATCTGGCTCAACAGACTTTGAATTAGATGTAGCTGACTACATCGAAGAGGCTTTTGAGCGTTGTGGCTTGGAAGTTCGCACAGGCTACGATCTAAAAACTGCTAAACGATCTCTTAATCTAATGTTTGCTGATTGGGCTAATCGTGGTTTAAACCAGTGGACTATTGAGCAACGAACATTTACTGTTACGTCAAATGATGGAAATTATGATTTAGCGAATGATGTAATTGATATTCTTTCTTTGGTTGTTCGTCGTTCTGGTACTGATTTTGCTTTGGATCGTATTAGTCGTGATGAATATTTAAATATTCCGACAAAAAGCACACAATCTAGGCCAACACAATATTTTGTAGATCGTCAAATTACACCTGTATTAAAGATGTGGCCTTTGCCCGACAATAGCACAGATGTTGTGATTTATGATGCATTAACGAGGCTAGATGATGCTGATACATATGTTAATACTATTGGTGTACCGTTTCGTTTCTATCCTGCATTAGCGGCGGGTTTGGCTTATTACATAAGTATAAAACGCGCTCCAGATCGTATGCAAATGCTCAAAGCTCTATACGAAGAGGAAATAAATAGAGCTATGGATGAAGATCGTGATCGTGCATCTTTCCGAGTAGCTCCTGATTTAAGAAACTATCGCTATGTCTAAATACGCAACAGGCAAATATGCATATGGTATATCTGACCGATCAGGGTTTCGTTATCGTTTACGAGACATGCGTAAAGAATGGAATGGTCTTTTAGTTGGAAAAGATGAATTTGAACCTAAACACCCTCAACTAGAACCATTACGCGCTGTTCCAGATGCGCAGGCTCTTCGTAATCCTCGACCTGATCCTGTGGCTGGTGCGGTTTCTGTTAGTGTTGGTGATAACATATTTCCAACGCCCAAAAATACAATGAATACAATTGGTTATGTTGGTGTTGTTTCGGTTATAGGCGTTGACGTTGATGTTAATGTTACACCAACAGGTGTGAGTACAACAGGTTCTGTTGGCACAGTTTCTGTAACAGCAGCGTCTGCACCGACATTTGACAGTACATCAATTACTTTAGACTCTACTTCAGAGACATTTGACGAGGGATAAGATATGGCAAAGCAAACAGTAGGTATAGGTTCATCTGCTAATGATGGAACAGGTGATACCCTTCGCGTGGGTGCAGATAAAATAAATGATAACTTTAATGAAATATACGATGCTCTTGGAGATGGAACTGATCTAACTGATATAATAGATTCCAATGGAGTGCTAGATGTAAGAACTGGTGCAAACAAAATTGTATTTTATTACAGTGCTTTAAGTGATCTTCCAAGTGCATCTACATATCATGGCGCTGTGGCTCATGTGCATGCGACTGGTGGATTATATTTCGCTCATGGTGGAGTATGGATAAGATTAAATGATGAAACAACAGGCCCTGTTACTAAATATACAGCAGGTACTAGTGGTTCATCCGCATATACATTTACTGGCCCCGGTGCTACATCTGGCAATAATCCAAATTTTACTTTTTATAAGGGACATACTTATTTAATTGACAATACGGCTAATGTAGGAAGTCACCCCTTACAGATTAGAACATCTAATGGTGGTTCAGCTTTTACTACGGGTGTCACAGATAATTACAATTCAACAACAGGGTTAACACAATTTATTGTGCCTCACGAACCTTCTGATACTTCTTTAGTGTATCAATGCACAAATCATAGTAGTATGGTTGGAAACATAACGATAGTGTGATGAGATGAGTTTTACATATGACAGTTTAAAACAGGCAATTCAGGATTATACTGAAAACACAGAGACAACCTTTGTGAATAATCTTGATTTGTTTATTAAAAACACAGAAGAAAGAATTTTAAAAATTGCACAGCTTGAGGTTTTTAGAAAAAATGCATCAGGAGCTTTGACTGCAAGCAATAAATTTCTCGCTGTACCAAGTGATTATTTGGCTTCTTATAGTGTTTGTATAACTAACGGAAGTGACAAAGAGTTTCTTCTTTTTAAAGATGTAAATTTTGTACAATCTTTTAATCCCGACCCAGCAACTACTGGCGTTCCTCGTTATTATGCACAATTTGATGTTGGTAATTTTATTCTAGGGCCAACACCTAATTCTAACTATGCTGTTGATATTCATTATTTCTATCGACCTGCTTCATTAACAGCAGGGGCTGGAAGTGGGACAACATGGTTAAGTACAAACGCATCAGTTGCTTTGTTGTATGGCAGTCTTATTGAAGCCTACACATTTATGAAGGGTGAAGCTGATTTAGTACAAAACTATACTCAACGCTTTACTGAGGCTTTATCACGCGTTAAGAATTTTGGTGAATCTCAAGAGGTTACTGATGCATATCGCACTGGCCTTATTCTTAGGGAGAAAACATGATACCTGCTTTAAATATAGATTTACCTGAAGATTTTAGGGTAGATGTAAAAACCACACAAAATCGTGGGTTTACTCCTGAAGAAATCGCGCAACGATGCGCGGATAAAATAGTTGCTGTGGGAGATTCGGCACCCCCTGCAATTCGTGATCAAGCGTTGGCTTATAAACGTAATATCACAAAAATCATTGAGTTCTACTTACGCGAAGCCGCGAAAAGTGATAGAACTACAGTGTATAATGCAATCAATGATGCAGGCCACCCAGAGCTTGCTGAACTTATAAGGAGAATGTGACATGGCCTTTTCAGGTAATTTTATGTGTACTAGTTTTAAGAAAGAACTTCTTGAGGCTGTTCATAACTTTAAAAACTCAGGTGGTAGCACCTTTAATCTTGCGCTCTATACTAACAGTGCATCGTTTACTGCTGCAACGACAGCATACACCACTTCAAACGAAGTGTCTGGTACAGGATATACAGCAAAAGGCGCGGCTCTTACTCGTGTAGACCCATCAACAAGTGGAACTACAGCGTTAACCGATTTTGCTGATTTGACTTTTAGCACCGCAACAGTTACGGCTCGTGGCGCATTGATCTTCAATGACACTGCATCAGGTGATCCATCTGTTGTGGTTCTTGATTTTGGTGGTGATAAAACATCAACCGCAGGTGATTTTACAGTTGTATTTCCAACAGCGGATGCGTCAAACGCTATAATTCGTATCGCGTAAGAGTTAAAAATGGC